GCACATCCGAATTGTCGTTGTGCCATCGCTATGCGATTGGTCAAGGAGTAACGATGGCAACCGAAATCGAAGTACTTGGCCGAGTGACCACCGGTGCCATCCTCGAAGCGTGTCGCACCGTCACGCTGGCATATGCGCAAAGTGTGCAAGGCATTTTGCTCACAGACAAGCCACCACCCCCAGCACCTGGGTCAATGCAATTTGTCAGCGAGCGACAGCGCAAATTCGTTATGGCCAACATTCGCAAAGGATCGATCACGGTGCCCTACGTGCGTGGTCGTGGTAACAAACTGCGTGGCAGTCAAAGCCTCTCACAGTCGTACCGCACCAACCTCGATGGAGACGAAGCTGTGTTGACCTCGTCGGCATCCTACGCCAATTACGTGGTCGGCGACCAGCAAGCACCGATACACCAAGGGCGCTGGACGACGGCACGCCAAGCCGCCGAACAGATGAAGCAAAGCGGAGACCTGCAATACATCGTGGACAAAGTTTTTGCGGAGGTGCAGTAATGCCCTATCACATCGAAGAAAACGCTGGCCAATACTGCGTGTACAAAGACGGCGAGGTCGAGCCGATGGAGTGCTACGACAGCGAAGCCGACGCCGATGCATACCTCACGGCGCTCACCATCGCCACCGCAGACGAGGTCAAGGCAGAGTCCTACACTCCGCCAGCCACCGTGGCCGACAATGCCCGCATGGCACTCGAAGTCAGGGCATCGAAGCCACCATCACAGCGTGGCATGACAAGCATCGGCATTGCCCGCGCATCGCAGTTGGCCAATCGTCGCCCCGTCAGCATCGACACCATTGAGCGCATGGTGGCGTACTTCGACCGCCACGAGGTGGACAAAGACGGTGCGACGTGGAGTGAGCAGGGCAAGGGGTGGCAAGCGTGGATGGGCTGGGGCGGTGACGAAGGCAGGGCATGGGCAAATCAGATTATGAAGGAGTATGAAATGAGTGAGACCAAAGAAGCGTACAAAGCAAGCCGCCGTCACAGCGAGGCGGACATGAAACTCATTCGCAGCGCTCGACGCATGGCTATCGACATCGCGAAATCGATGTTCGACCTCGGCGACGACGGCGACGAGGCGATGGAGATGGACATGGAACCCAAGGCGGTCAAGGCGGTCGAGATGGGCGCCGAGTTCAACACACGCCAGCGCATGATGGTGTCGTCGCTGGTCGAAGTGACGCACGAAGCCGGTAAGTTCGATTGGGGCGTCGGCGCCAACGGTGCGCACTACATGCCCGCAGCACAGAACCCCTTCGCCGCACAGGGCATCGCCTGTGAGCATTGTTTTTTCTACCAACCCACGATACTTGAGGGCCCCGAAGACACCATCACCGAGGAGACCGCCGAAGCCGCCGCCGAGATGGCCAACGACGCCGAAGATGACGACATGATCGAAGAGGGCATGGCATCCGAGGGGGGTGTACAAAAAGCCCTTGACAACAGCGCAACAATGGAAGTAAGCGATGCGGCTAAGATGCTGGCACGTCGATTGCTGGGGAGAAACTGATGGACTTTGTCAAATCCTTCGGCGGCGGTGTCAAAGCCGTTGCAGACTATACGATTCGTGGTCGTGGCGTCGTGTACGGCGGTGAAGACCTCACCGGCGACACGTTCACCAAAGACACCGACTTCGGCGACACACGACCGTTCATCGGGATGCCCGTCTACTACGATCACAGCCTCGGCTCCATGCGTGGCCAGATTGGCACGGTCAAGGCGTGGATGCCAACCGATGACGGCATCGATGTCGAAATCGAACTCGACCGTCGCAACAAGTACGTCGGCGACGTGATGAAGCTGGTCAAGTCGGGAGCTCTCGGGCTTTCGACGGGTGCACTCAGTCATCTCGTTGTCCGTGACGGTGGCGAAGTGAAGCGCTGGGTCGTCGGTGAAATCTCACTGACGCCAACGCCCGCAGAGCCCCGAACTCTATCCGCAGTCAAGCGCCATCAGGACACGGTGTCGAGCGATGCTGGCACCACGTCAGGCGATGACCATACATCAGCATCACAGCAAGGAACAGAACCTACCATGTCAGACATCAAAGACGCAGTCAAAGCCGCCATCAATGAGCTGGCCGGCGAACCCGTCAACGGCGGTACTTTTGTGCCAGCCCCACAGCCCACCGTGAAGTCCATCGCCGTCGATAACGACGAAGACCCCTTCGCCAGCCGTGACTACGAGCGTGCCTACAAGAGCCTGATCCGTGGCACCGCCACCGACGACTCCATGCGCATCCTTCGCAACGCCTCAGCCGTGGCATTCAAGACCATGACCGAAGGCACCAACAACAACGGTGGTTTCACCGTTCCCACCACGGTCAACCGTGACATCGTGGCACGCCGTGACGACATGTCACTCCTTGGCCAGTTCGCCTTCACACGGGTGACGACTGAGTCATGGAAGCACATCATGCCCGCACAGTCAACGAAGGCGACCCCAGGGATTGTCGGCGAAGGTGTGACCGCCACTGCCAGCGAGCCCAACTTCGCCAACTCGAAGACCATCCAGCTGTACAAGGACACCCTCGAGTTCGCATTGTCCGATGAGTTGCTCAGCGACACATCGAGCAATCTCGAGCAGTTCCTCCAAGTGGAAATCGCGCGCGCGATGGCCGTGTCAGCGAACAGCTACATCATCCTTGGCACAGGATCAAGCCAGCCATTCGGCTTGGTGACTCGTGTGACCAACTCGGTTGCCCTTAGCGCCACCGCATACACCAACGCACAGGTTGTCGCACTCAGCACCGCCGTCAACGGCAACTACTTGCAGAACGGTGAGACGGGCTGGATCATGCGCAACGCCACCTGGGGCGCCATCCGCACGTTGGACCTGACCAACTACCACCCGTTGACCATGATTGAAAACGGCGTCCGCAAAATCGAAGGATGGAACGTCGCCCTCAGCGAGAGCGTTGCGGCCATCGGTACGACCAACAAGTCGAGCTACTTCGGGAACTTCGCCTACTACGCCTTCTGTGAGCGCACCAGCGGCGTGCAGATTGACCGCTGGCGTGACGTACGCACAGGCATCACGTACATCGTGGCGTCATGGCGCTACGGTGGCGACGTGACCCAGCCCGAAGCCTTCGCTGTCGGTACACACGCCTAAGGAATGACCATGGGGGCGGCGGTGTGAATCGCCGCCCCTAACAAGGAGATGCCACATGGAAATCCAACTCATCCACCGTCTTGTCCACAGTGACGGCAATGTCCACACCGTGTACGAGCCTGGCGATATCTACGAGTGCAGCGCCGCCGATGCAAAGATTCTCATCGAGCAAGGGAGCGCCGTCGCCCTCGAAGAGGTCAAGACCGAAAAGCCGAAGCCGAAGAAGGTGTCATAGTGGCGTACATCACCGCAACCGACCTCAAAAACTACATGAAGATCAACGGCAACTCCGACGACACCCAGCTGGCACTCTTTGCAGACCGTGCCCAGCATGTCGTGGACAGCTACACACACCGCGTCTTCGAGTGGGCAGGTGCAGGGACGGTGAAGAAGTTCACGCCGACATCGTATCTGGACGGCGGCGACCTCTACGACATGTACACGCTGTCCCTTGGGCTGAATGAATTCTATGAACTCACCAGTATCACCAATGGCAACGGTGTGGCCATATCGACCAGCGACGTCGTGCTGTTGCCACAGAACATCACGCCGAAGTACGCCATCCGCATCAAGAGCAGTGCGAACACCACATGGACGTACACGACGACCAACGCCAGACAGCGACCGTCCCATCGTGTCCGCCGACGGTGTTGTGTTGTCGGCGCCGCGGATTCCCTCGGACGTCCTAGAGTTACTGCGACCGTATCGGCGGAGGTCATAGTGGGTAGTCAACTCTCCACCATCGTCACCGCCATCGCTGGCATGACCATCACGGGGTACGCCTATGATGTCCACGTCGGCGATGAGATGCGCAACCACTTCGACATCGCCAATGTGCCGTGCAGAGTTATCAATGCCGTGGGCTTCGCTTCGTCAATGACCAAAGTGCAGACCTTCGGTTCTGGCCACGTCATGACGACGGAGTGGACCATCACCGACATCGCGCTGATTCGCAAAGCGGGCATGGGACTTGGATTGAAGGATATTCAGCCTAACCTCCAAGGCTACCTCGCAGCGTACCACGATGCGGTGCGCACCTTGGTGGCGAATCGGTGGACGTTGACACGGTGCCAGCTGCGGTCATCGGTGCTGGAATGGCCACAAGCGTCGGGCTCGTGGCATGACGCAGTGACGGCGACTTTGACCATATCGGAAATCATCGAATAGGAGACTAGACCATGGCACAGACAACTGGCGCCGTCAATGGCGCCGCCGCTACGGTATCAATTTACAGCGGTGCCGCATATGTAGACATCAGCGGGTCATCGCAAAGCGTCGATGCGGTCACTGCGACCGTGACGACTGGCGAGGCCTATACCTTCGACGGCAACTACGCCATCACCACCATCGGCAAGTACGAGCCAGTCGAAGTGACGGTGAACATCGTCTATACCGAGACCGCATCGGAGGCGTGGCAACTGGTGCGCGCGCTCTTCGAGGGACGCACGGCCACACAGGTCAAGTGGGTACCCCTTGGCGCTGCGAGCGGTGCTGACACCTACGAGACAAAGACGGTGGGCTACATCACATCCATCGACTACCCACCCATCGACGCCTCATCGGCTGGCCCAATCATGGTCAGCTTCACCGTGCGTGCACCTGGCATTACCTACACCAGCGTCACGTAGTTCAGAGGGCAGGGCGGAGGTCACGGCATCGCCTCCGCCTCGCCATGATGCCGAAGATGCCTGAAGGATCGATATGTACACCATTGATGCCGACAAAGTGACCATCCGCGATATGATTGCACTGCAAAAAATCGGGGGCGACATTGAATTGGCCATGCCCATCCTGCGCAAGTGCGTCATCGTTGACGATGGCCGAGACCTCGAAGATTTGCCTGCACGGCACCTGCGTATCATCATGCAGGAACTGTCGAAGCGCCTCGGCGCTGACGCCTCACTGGGAAACTAAAGGCGCAGACGATGGCGCATCTCTGGACGTCATCGCCTGCACCATTGGAGTATATCGAACTCATTTTGTGTCGTGATGTGTATCACTGTCCGCCGTCACAGCTGCCGCCGTGGCACATCTGCCAGCAGGCACTCACGATGATGCAGGTCGAGGCGGATGTGAGAAAGCGAAGGAATCGTGGCTGAAGAGACCGTAATCATTCGATTTACTGGCGATGCGTCGAGCGTCGAGTCCGCCGCCGACCAAGCATCGAAAGCCGTCGGCGGTCTGGAGTCTACGGCCAAGACCGCCGGCAAAGGCTTCGACGTCCTCGGCGAAATCGCCACCGGTGCGATGCGTCGCATCGGCGAAGCTGCCATCAATGCGGTCGGCACAGGGCTGTCGATGATTGGCAACGTCATCGGCGACAGCATCAAAGAGGCGACGGAGTTCCAGAACGTCTTTGCCCAGACCCAAGCCGTCATCGAATCCACGGGCATGGCTGCGGGCTTCACCGCCGAAGAAATGGCGGGCTTAGCCAGCGACCTGAGCGCTGCCAGTGGCATGTCGCTGTTCAGCGACGACGCCATCCTCGGCGCCACCAATGTATTGGCCACATTCAAAGAAATCCAAGGTGTGCAGTTCGAGAACGCTACGTCGGCGATTTTGGATATGTCCCAAGCGATGGGCATGGACTTGCAGTCGGCGACGGTGCAGGTCGGCAAAGCACTCAATGACCCCATCGGCGGCATCGGTGCATTGTCCCGTGTCGGCGTGCAGTTCACCGAAGACCAAAAAGCCATGATCGAGGAGATGGTCGCATTGGGCGACGTCGCAGGGGCACAGGAACTCATCCTCGGCGAACTCAATAGCCAATTCGGTGGCAGTGCGGCGGCGGCGGTCAATACGTATGCAGGGCGCATGAAGGTCTTAGAGGAGCAGTTCAACGATGTCAAGCAAGGCGTCGGCGAAGCGCTGTTGCCCATCCTCTCCGAGCTTGGGCGCTTCGCTATTGCCTACGTCGTGCCAGCGGTCGAAAAGATGGCGACGGCGTTCACCACGTGGCTCAATTCGGTGGACTGGGTTGGACTGATGAGCCTCTTCGAGACCATCTTCGAGACCATCTCCAACGCCATCACCAGCGTAGACTGGGACGGAATCTTTGCATCGATTAGTACTGCCATCGAAACGGTGATGACCACCCTCCAGACACTGCGTGCCGTCTTCTACGAAGTACTCGGCGCCATTACCACGCAGATTGACGTCTTCTGGGGAATCGTTGGGCCAGTATGGACACAGTTCGTCGGTGTCCTGCAACAAGCCTATACCCAGCTTGCGCCGCTTGGCGCAGTTTTCACGCAAGCCTTTGGTGACATCGCCACGCAGGGGCAAGGCATGGCACCCATCGGCGAAATTTTGGGTAACGTGGCCAAAGCCATTCTCAACGTGGTCGGGGTCCTAGTGCAGGTCTTGGTGCCCATCATCAAATTCGTGTTCCCGCTTATGGTGGAATATATTCAAAACGTTATCACCATGTACATGAATCTGTACAATGCGATCAACTACGTGTTCTCTGGGAAACTGCAAAACGACATTGTGGCATGGTGGACATCGACGGTTGCGAGCATCACATCGGTCATCAATGAGCTTATCGGCAAGGCGCGCCAGATTGGCACCGACATCGTCAACGGCATTGCCAACGGCATCCGTGGAGCGGGTAACGCACTCCGCGATGCGTTTGCGCTGACCATCGGCGATGCAATTTCATTTGCGAAGCGCATCCTGGGCATTGCGTCACCGTCGAAGCTCTTCGCTGATGTCATCGGGCGACCCATCGGCCAAGGCATCGCTGCGGGCATCGTCGCATCGTCGCCGTCCATCGCTGGCGCACTGGGTGGCACCATCGGAGCGGCGACGGCGGCAACCCAGCAGACGGTACAGAATTTCTACCTCACCGCCAACTACGCAACGGCGCAAAGCCAGTCTGACATCATGACCGATGTGCGCACGATGCAACTACTCGCAGGGGGTGTCTAAGTGGCGTACTCACTCACATACTCCGTTGGTGGCACGACGTACACGCTGTCAGGCTACGACGCCACCACGGGCATGACCATCAACTACATGGGCGACCAAGGATTCGGCATGGCGCCGATGCACCGCATCACCCAGCGTGGACCACTGCAACAGGGTGACAGTGACATCGATTTTCGCCTCGACCCGCGTGTCCTGCAAGTACCCCTCTTCGTCGATGCGACGACCATCGCAGAGCACTACGCCGTGCGGGCAAAGTTGATGCAGATTTTCACGCCGTCCAACATCGTCGGCACGCTGACCGTGACGGTGGACTCATTCGTACGCAGTATCGATGTCGAGGTGCTCGGTGGACTGACGATGGACATCGATGTGAAAGCGGGCTACAGCGTGCGGGCCGTGGTGCAACTCCGTGCCGCCGACCCGACGTGGTACGACCCAACACCGCAGGTCATCACGCTGACACCGTCGATTGCGGGCGCCGCCTTCGCCATCCCGATGGCCATACCGCTCACCATGGGTACGGCGTCGATTAACTCGACGACCACGGTGTCCTACGATGGCACGTGGCTGAGCTACCCCATCATCACCGCCATCGGTCCCATTACTGGGCTGAGCATCACCAACAACACGACGGGCGATGTCATCTCGCTGGGCGCCGTCGCCATCGGTGCGGGTACGACGTACATCATTGACCTGCGCTACGGCTACAAGACGGTGAAGACCACGGCGGGCGTGAACAAAATCGCTGATGTAACGGCGGGGTCA